AGTGGTATTGAATACCAAGCTCCAGCACTCGTAACAACGCCTCTTTCTTTCAATGTTTGTAGCCAAGAACTGAGATCGTCTATACCCCTATCAAAATAAATTTGAAAAATTGCTTGTCTTAATGGTGGACCTAATCTATTCTTGGCAATCTTTGCTCGAATATTCATTCCAATAACGTCTTTCATTTTATTAAATATCTTAGTTGATTTGTCAAGTCTAATACGTACACTGGAATGGAAACCAAGTGCTTTACCGCCACTTGTGGTATATTTGTCCCCAAATGTAACTCCTAAATTTACTCTTAATTGCTGAGTAAAAATAAGTGCTATATTTTGAGTGCCAATCATATCAGTTATTTTACGCATTGCTTTTGATGTAATAATTGCTTTAGCTGTAGACCAACCATCTTTATCAAAATCACTTTCCATTTCAACCTTTGTTGTTGCACCAGCAAGTGAGTCAACCAAGATTGCTAATTTAATATCTTTATCGGTCTCTCTTACTTTGGTTATCATGCTTTCAATTGTTTCAAATATATCTTCCACTAAGCTCAATCTAATATATAATAGTTTTTTCAAATCAATGCCAATTACTTCCAAAAATGGTCTAAAAACTGACGTTTCTGTATCTATATATACAGCTATTCCGCCTTGTTTTTGACATGATGCAAGTAAGTGCGCACCTACTAATGATTTGCCTGAGCTTTCTAATCCTTGTAATTCTGTTATACGTCCATATGGAACACCGCCATTTGGGATGTTTGATATGGCCAAATCAAGAACGGAGGAACCGGTGCCTAATCAGTCCCTCACGTCTGTTGGAGTATAAATATCATCGTCAAGAAAGTATGCAACCTTTTGTGTTTTGTGTTTTTTATTTAATGCGTCATGCAAAGCTGATGTTAAAGCATTTCTATCTGTTTTACCCATTTGTAATACTCCCGTTGTTTTTTTATTTTTAATCTACCAAGCTATCGAAATCGTCCATTACAGAATCTAAATCATCATCAGTTGAATCTTCGATGTCTTCTAATTCTGGTGTTGAAGTTGCTTCATCTACGCTTTCCTCTTCGGCTGTTGGGCCATTCAAGTAAAGACCGAGTTCTTTCTTAAGTTCATCATAAGTAGAAACTACATAAACTTGTGTGATTTCTATTTGGTCATTTAAAAACTTTTTAAGTTCTTTTGCTTCTGATGTAAGTTTAGTTTGTGAAGGACTAACTCTAATAGTTGTTTCTGGGTAATCCTTTTTTAGTTCTTTTGCAGTTTTGAACTCAACGGTAATATCTCTTCCTGCGTTAGGGTGCGTGATGTCGCCCCATTCTGGGTCTGAAATTAATTTTAACAATGCTTCGTAAATTTTAATTCCGAATCCCCAATATTTAACGCCTTCTTCTTCTTCGCCTCTTACTATAATTGGAACATAAGTTCTCAATTTGGGTTCAAGGGCTCTTGCATTTTTCCAATCGTCGCTCTCGCCTGTTGACTTAAGTTTTTCAGCGAATTCTTGAATTGGGTCCGGATCTCCGAATGAAAATGGTGATACATAGTTTTTGTTATTAAAACCATAATGCCAATACAACTCAATGAAAGGGTTCTCTCTATTGAATTTGTAAGGTACGATTCTAATACGTGTTTCTCCTGAGGTAGGTTTCCAGATGTTTGATTGTACGTTGCGTTTGGATTGTAATTGATTAAGCCTTTTCTTTAAAAAATCAGTGTTAATTCCCATTTTTTTTCTCCTTTTTTCTTTTGTTTTTTTATTTTTTGTCATTTACCATTCATTACTTTTGTAACTATGTAACCTTGACTATAATATATATAGCTCTGAATCTCTTTGCGTCGTTTTTTCTTGTTATTTTTGTATTTTTATTTACTTCGTTAAACTTTTGCATATCAATAAAATAACCTTGTTTATGGTTCTCTATTTTTTTGGCGTTCCATATTCCGCCGAATGTTGTGTCTTTTGCGCAATTGCTATAATTGTTCATAAATCATTATGTATACTAAGCCATAATGCTTTGTCATCTTTGTTTTTCTCTAACTTTTTGATGTCACTATTAAGCGTCTTAACTCATTTGTTTAAGCCAGTATTGCCAGCATTAACATTGCTAATTATATTAGGTTTAGAGTTAGCACCAGTATTGGGTAATCATTTGACTCCCGAAGCTTTTAGCTGAGTAGGAAGCTTAGACTGGAATTTCTCTTCGCTCATAATGTTTCTAATTTCATTTAATTCTGATTTTTTCATTTTGTGTTCTCCTTTTATTTGTTTAAAGCTTTGCGTATTAATAAGATAAGTTTCTTTCTATTTTTCTTTAACCACTTATCAACATTGGTGTCTTCTGGCAATGAATCGCCAACATCATCATAAATATCTTCTATAAAGTTATCAAGGCTATCTTCGATAAATTCAATTTGCGTTTTGCTATCGCCATCCATAAATTCGGTCATGTCAATTTCAAGTCATAACCCAACCGTATTAAAAGCATCTTCTGCTAAATCTTTTAATAAGCTACTTTCGCTATATCCTTCGGACAACATTTTACTTCTATATTCTTTTAATAATTTCTTAAAACTGTTATTGTTCATTTTATTTTCTCCTAATAAATATACTTATTTATTTGTTTTGTTTTTATTTTCATTGCATCAAGCAATATTAATATTTCGGCCAAACATTTGGTCTTGCCGCCGCCACATATACTTGCGCCATTATATATCCTAAATATTACGAAACAACTTTAGAGAAATCAATCTTGGTTGTTAAATCAAGAATTTGAATTCTTGTTTTTTTTGCACCATATTTTGTAGACAATATTTTGGCAACTTTTTTGGCTTCGCCTTCGCTTTTAGCTTTTGTATAAAGAACTTCCTCATCAGTTTTCCCATGTGGAACGCCTCAAACAATATATTCTTTATTTGTATTTAATTCTTCTCTTATCATTGCTCTTATTTCTGATTTTTTCATTAACTTTCTCCTTAATCGAACTTAAAAGTTTTGTATAATTTTGTTTCAATTTTTAATAAGTCATTATCACGAATTAACAATAAAGTATTTCTATAATTTTCTCATGGTACAATGAAATCATGGCTAAATTTACCATCATTTAAAAGTCAAATCAAAGAGTTTAATGTGTTAGTCTTTCTTTTTCTATGTATTAATATTGTATTTGGATAGTTTGTGTTTCTATCTTCTACAACAATATTATAAATACAAAATAATTCATCTTCGTTTTCAATGTTTTGTATTGCAATAATCTTCTCATTAATCAAATTATATTGAGTTTTAATATCTTTAATATTTTGCTCTAAATATTTTGGTTTGCTAAATGTGCATAGCAGTTGATTTTTTACATATTGTTTGCTCATATTATTTATTTCCTAATTATATTTATTCTGGATTCTTTTGGTCTCTAATATCTTTAATTTTTTTAATAAAATCTTTATGCAACTTAACGTCAAATAAAAAGCTACCACTGCCTCTTGGCTTTTGTCTTGTTTTGAGCGTAGCGATTGTAATTGGTTTGTCATTAACGTTGTCAGTCTTATAGATTAATATTGGCGTTGCTGGCAAGCCCCCTTTCGCTGGGCGCATTGCTGGGACAATATGTTTACGTAAAGTTGAAATATCATCGGTTCCAAGAATTTTCTTTAATGTTGGGCCGTCTATATAAATATCACCTAAAACAATAACTTCTTCATTGTCAGCTACAGAACTAAGTGGTAATTTTTCATCAATCATTTTTAGTGTTGCTTTCTTTGCTTCATCACCATCAACCATACTTGATATTATTTTAGTACGTGTATCTGTATAATTTTTTCTATCATTATCCATGAACACCTTAGAAGTTTTGTTTCCCGCTTTTGCCTTTACACTTATAGCCTGGTACACCGCATACGTGTCTGCATATACTTGTGGCTTATTGTTTTCATAATTCTCTAATATGGCTTGAACTCTTTTGGCTAATTTTGGAAATTTTGCAAGTTCCTTGTCTGTAAAAATATTATTTTTTATTGCTTTTACAACTTCGCTGTTTGTTTCATGTCTATAATCTGTTGCCATTTTTGTTAAATCATGACCTTCGCCATATACTTGACTAATAGTCGAATTCAATAAAAAAGTTTCAGTATCTTTTTTTAATGAAACTTCTAAAAGTTCCTCATCACCGTTTGCGTCCTTTACTTTAAGATATATATCTGTACTATAACCTTTGTTATCTTTGTATTTTTGCCCACCTATTAATTTAAAATCTTTTTCTGTATCTCAAACGGCAGTCATAACCTTAGCACCTTCGCCATATTTGTCTGCAATAACTCTTTCAATTGATTCCGCTGACTTTGTAGCCGCATCAATCCAGCTCAATTTAACAATTGAATTTTTATCTTTTTTATTTTCAGGTAAATCTTTGCCTTGCCCTGCTATATAAGCTTCTATTGTTTTAGCAAATTCTGACCAATCTTCTCTTGGCTTGAATGCTACTGCGACCATTGTTAATATCTCTCCAGCTTGAGAATTAATAGTCCCAGCACCAGCACTTTCTCCAGTAAAAGCACTAATTCCTCCAGTTTCTTTAGAAGGTGTAACGCTCATTATACGTTCTAATAACTTTCTATATTTTGTTGGAATATTTGCTTGAAATTTTTCTGCATCAATTTTAAATGGTGGTTCTTTTATCGCTACTCCGGCCTTTTTCATATTTTTAACAAAATCATCATCACTAATTGCCAAATCTTCGTTCCAAACTTTATCACTTGTTGGGTCGCCTGGCGTTAATGTTTTTGTTTTCCCTTTAATTACTACTTCTTTAGGTTTCTTAGGTTCTTTTATATTTGTGTTGCCATTAGCTTGCTTATCGTCAGGAGTGTCTGACTTCCCATCGCTATTAGGGTCCGTTGACGTTCCGGCCTTTGGCTCTATTTTCTCTGGTTCCTTCCCCTTTTCGGCATTTTTTTGGTCTACTTCGCTTCAATCTTCCAAAGTTTCACCATCAGCAGAATTTTTTGCAACCACTTTGCCATTCTCTTTATCCAATCACACATCGCCACCTTTATAAACGTATTTTAATTTTTTTGCTTTTTTTGTGGCGGGCGAATCTTCTTCTTCAGTCAATTGATTTGGGGTTTTTTGTAATTGAAGTACTAATTCGTTTATAAGGTAAAATGGAATGCCATCTTCTATTAGAATTTCTTCCAAAGCCAATATATGTTCGGCTTCACTTCAATCTATCAAAGCGTTATTTGTCTTTATGATAACTCTTTCAGTTATACTTTCTATATATTCAGATACATTGTCCATAATTCTATTCCCTTATTATATTTTCACTTACAATAATAAATATCAAAGTTTCAAAATTTTATCTTTTTATTTAATGACTTTATAATTTTTGCCATGTTTAATTTTAACTGGGAATCTATCATCTTCTGTTAAAATATCTCTTATTGCTTTTATAAGTTCTTTGCCATCGCTAACATGATAGTCAATTAAAAATGAGTCATAAGTATACAACACTAAACAACTTTTGTAATTCTCAAGTAATTCATTCACTTTTATCATTAAGGGAATATTTCTCTTTGTTTCATAGTTCTGAACAAAATAATTAAACAACTTTTGTTTGTTATCTATAACTGAAGTTTTTCTTTCAATTACTGGAATAACATCTTTATTTGAGTAATGTTCTATCCATATTACATTAATAAATTCTTTTAATTGTTTGTAAAATTCAATATGCTCATACTCTTTACTAATATGGCCATACATCTGTTTGAATGTAATACCTTTTGATTTGTCAATCATTTTTTGTGTTGGGGCTTTAACATTAAAATATTGTGATGCCATATACTCATGCCCCGTTAGCCCATCTGGGAATTCATATCCAATAATATCAGCAATCAAATATAAATGGCAGGCAACATAATCAAGTTCAACTAAAGTTCCACTTTTGCCAAATCTACTAATAAAACATTCTCTGCTTTCGTCTGATTTGTTTAGTGCCGCATAATTGATTCCGCCAAAAGCATTTGAAGGCCTTCCTGTGATAGTGTTAAAATTATACTTCGTATAAACTTTGTTGTCTGTAATATGTTTTGCGACATTGTACCCAAAGCTACGCATTAATTTATCTTTATCTACATACAATCCATTAGACTCAAGCTTGCTAAACGCTATTGACGCATCTTCATTATAAAATTGAAATTCTCTACTATCGGTATGTTTGTTAATCATTGGTATAAATTTATTAACCAAGTTTGTACACATTTCGAGGTGCTTAACAATTGGAACTAATCGATTGTTTGATTTATATGTCTCATATTGTTTGTAAAAAAAGTGATGCGCTTTCGTTAAAAGTTTTTCAATATTTATGTTTCTGTTTATCCTGAGGTACTGCATAAGTGAAATATCAACCAGACCTTCAAATTCATATATCTGGAGCATCTCCTTTTTATCATAGACGTATTTTATATTATTTATGTTCAATGCTTTCAAATCGTTTAATTTTAAGTGTGATTTTGTATCAATATGAGTAAAGGATAAAATGTATTCATTTTTTGTTTTGAGTTCATACACATACAATACGCAAAGTGGATTAATACTTGCGTGTTCAACATTATTGTTAAGAATTGGTATTACAATAATATCGTTCTCTAACTCAATATCGTTTAATTGTTTTGTAGTATGAATAATTTGCATCTATAACCTCTTATTATATTTTCTATAAATATATGCTTTTTTGCCGAAACGTTAAATTATATCTGTACGTTGTAAATTATATAACTCTATTGTGTTGTTTAACTTTGAACTAATTTTTGGCATTGTTTTTGATATTCTATTAATTTCATCTAAATTTTTACTTGAAACTTTTGCGATATCTCCAGCAACCATTCATTTTAATTTAATCGCTCTATAAAACCCTTTATCAATTTCGCTAAATTGGTCGCCTTTAATTTCTATTATACGAGCATTCAAATCGTTTCATTGTTGTGCAAAATATCTATATATAAATTCTTTCTTAATATTGGCCTCAGTAATAGTTGGGTAGAAATCCTTTGCATAATTTATTTCCCTTTGTGAAAATGTACTTTCAAGTTTATCGTAATCTTCATCGCCAACTCTATACCCAATACTCTCTATATTAATTAATGTTAAGAGTTTTGAAACACCAAAAATATATGAGTCGCCTGTATAATAATTATCATCAGGACCCTTACTATATATTCCAATATAAGGTAAGTCGTTTAATAAAAATTTATTTCCGTTAGTATGTCCCATTATTATTCCCTATGTCTGGATGGTCTTGAACCGTTTACCGGAATATAATTTCAATAATTCAATTTAATCTTGTCTTTAGTTTCATTTGTTGTATTTTTGATTGGTGTAACTCTAAATTGAGTTCCGAGAGTTGTTGTTCAACCGTCTCTACCTATATTATGCGAAATGCTTGTGATGATAAACCCAGAATTATTTTTATATCTTTCTGGCAAATAATCAATTGCTATTACATTGCCATATTCCAACCCTTCAATGCCATCTATTGTTAATGATAAGTCTAATGGAATTAATAGTGCGCTTGTATATCCAGCAGTGTTATCTTCGGAAAGTCCTCACTGGGTTGCGATATACGCCCAATATTTTGAATCAATTTTAACATTTGTGAAATATTTTCCCTTTTTAGTAAATTTGATAGCTTTTTCGTTCTCTTCGTTTGCCGTGGATTTTTTTATTGTTCCAGGATATCTTGTTATGCCTCCAAATCCTTTGTTATAGTCATCTCTTATATTGCCATATAAAGTTCCAAAACCAGATTTGGTTTTGGAGTTTTGATTACCAACTCCACTATACGCCGCCGCATTTTTCATTTGGTCGGGCAAAGCCGATGCAACGGTAACACTTTGTGCCATTGAATATTGCCCAACTGCTGGAAATTTATATGTATCATTTACTTCGTCAATTTCTGTTGGATCAAAATTTTTATCTACTATCCTTACGAATCCAGCATCATCATTTTCAAGCTTTAATTCTCAAAATCCATTTGAGAACTCATTTAATTGTGCTAAAATATTTTTTACCGCATCTGCATATGTATTCGAATTCTCAAAAGCAGTTTTGACCACCTCCAAATTAACCAATATACGATCGACGGGTTCTGCAATTCACCCAGTACTATCAACTCCAGCATATCCTTTTCAGGTTTTTACGCCAATCTTTCCCCAATATCCACTTGTCTTGTCCGCCAACTTAAGTGTTGGGTTCATTCTTTCTCTTGGTATTATAAATATATCTCTGTCTAATGACCTAAGAATTGGCGAATCTGTTCTATTGCCTATAAGAACTGGAAGTTCAGTAGTTTTATTGTATGATCCTCCACTAGTAAGTACTTCCTTTTTT